AACCTCTGGATCAAATCTATCTGAGAAATAAGGATCTGTTGAGGATGCAAAATGGGCCATTGCAGGTGCATTAAGAAGAGCTGTACACTTACCTCTAGCCTTTGCTAATCTTGATAAGTATTTTTTACCGCCCAATTGATGTTCAAGACCATAAGCCATAGTATCAACAATATAACGATAAAATATCATATCAGTATTAACCAATCCTCTATGGATTCCTGGATCTTCAAGCATTGAGTAAATCTTTTCTACGCCTGCTTCTACTGAAGCTGCACCACTGGTATTAAATCCTGGAAGGTGTTTATTTAGAATGTTGAATCCGTCAAGCTTAATGAATTTATAGTGTGTTGTAATAGTTGGATCATCTATAGGTTTTTGGATAACAACATTACCAGCAGTAACATGTTCTGCTGTAGTAATTACATATCCTTCTGATGCACTATTCCAAAGTTTTTCAGTTACATAAGTAACACCTGGAATAACTCCTGGTTCATTAGTTTTTTGAATAAGAGTTCCCACTGTTACTAAAGCTGCATCAGATGCATCTGTTATTATGAAATTTCTTCCTGTTCCATCAACAGCGCCAACAGTAATAGTATTATGAATAGTTGTATCCAATACACTGATATCATAGCTTAAAAATCTTGATTGAATGCCATCACTATCAGTTATTAAGTTATGTCCTACAAGATCAATTTCATAAGGAGCTGCTTCACCAGTTTCACCTATTTGCCAAGCATTACCAACTCTTACAATTTGGTCAAATGCCTGCTGATTAATGTTAATAACAAATCCGGTTAAAGCAACATTTGCATTAATGATTTCTTCGATATATTGGTTTGCGCCAGTTTTATCATAAAAATCGGGGATAATACATCCTGTCCATGAGCCAATAAGATTAACATTAGATGCATTAATAAAGTTATTCAATTTTCTTGGGATAAGACCATCTGCATTAAAGAAGTTGCTGTAATATGGGTCTGTTGAAAGTCTTCCATAATCTGTCCAATCGCCTTCAACTACAACTACTTGGATAAAATAATCTTTAATATAGTCATAAGGTCGTATCCATTCATAAGGTATATTAGCCTGTGATCCAAACCAGTCAATAGCAAATACATTATATTGACGTAATGTTGAAGGAGCTTTTCTTACGATAACTGAGTAATTTTTGGGACTCGTATTAACAAACTGAAGAAGAGGAGAATCATATGCTCCACTAGCATCATATTTATTAATGACTGAAGTTTGAAGATACTCAGGGTCAGGTGTCCAGAATCTATCTCTGTTAAAAAAGTTAACATAAAAATCTGATGGATATACTCCAGCTGCTAAACTAGCATCAACATCATCAACATTTAATCCTAAACCAACAAATTCAATTTTATCGCCGTTTTCACGAGTTTCATCAGGTCTAAGTAAGTTTATTGCGATAACAGGAGATGATAACAGACATGTTTGTATAGATCTATGGAAAAACGATCCTTTTCTTTCTAACTTAGTGTCAAGAGGACCAAAAAATTTTTCAAGATCTCTGTTTGATCTAATAAAAACGGGAGTGTTATAAGGTCCCTGCATTGAAAAGCCAGGAACTAATCGTAATGCTTGGGCATTAACGATAACACGTTCTGTATTATCAATTTCAACTGTATAAACACCAGCTGATTTAAACTGTGTAAGGTCTAATGCAATTTTTGCCATATTAACGTTATTATTTTATTCTATTTATTTTTGCCTATTTCGAAAAATAATGCTAATTTTAATTATATATCCACATTAAAAACCTTATAATTAACTTTTTTGCCATGGCACATTATATGTTCTTGGGGCAAAAGGATAACTTGGTTTGTATTTAGGCAAAGGAATAGAGAATCTTCCAAAATTACTTGTCATTTCTTGAGTATCATTGTATAGCTCTTTAAATGCTTCATCACTCATATCTGAATTTTCTGAATATTTTTCAAGTAATTCATTTATATATCGTTTTATATCAGAATCTTCCATTTCATCAAGAAAATCAAAAAGCCAATCATCATATTCAGATTCATCAAATAAATGAGAAATATTTACAGTACTCATAGCTATATCATCATGAACGCCTAAACCTTTCCAGCTGCCATGTTTATTTTTTCCAAATGCCTTAAATTCTTTTAATGTTTCTTTTTCATTTATAATTAATATTCGTTGGCTAACAAGTTTTTTGCCTAATTTACAGTAAAAGTCTTTATTTGCGCCTGTTTTAAAGCCTGGTTTTTTTCTTGGTGTCCTTTCGCCAGGAATAGGTTTAGTATGATAAGTATTTAAAACAACGCTTTCATCATATTTGTCGTGTTCTGAAAATTTATCAAGAAAATGTTTTCCGTTAAAATTCATTTCAATCAATACCTTGCAAAGTTCTTCTCCGAATTGATCAAAAACAATTGATCTTGTTACTTTAGCACAATTTTCTTCATCTTTTATGTTATCACGATATAATCCTATCTGTACAAATCTGAACATATTTTTAATAATAAGTTCATCTTTTCTAAGTTTCTTTAATTGTGCTATGCTTTTAAGCTCAATACGAAATATGTTGCATACATTGTAATCATTATCTTTTAATTCATCTTCATCCTTTCCTTCCCCTGTATCTATGCTTAATACAAATCTATGTTCTTTAGAATTAAATTCAGCATTAGGATCAAAACCAGGATCCCATTTTAAATTTCGATAAAGAAGATCATCTAAATCAGTTTTTTCTAAATCATGAAAAACGTATTCTTTTTCAAGTCTTGATAAAAATTTTAAATCTGAACCTCGTAATAATAAATTAGATCCAGCCTGATTAAAATCAAGACCAAACTCCTGGGCAAAGTTTTCTTCACCAAAGTTTGCTATCATTCTTTGTTTCCATTCTTCATCATGTCCAGGAACTTCCCACCAATCAACTCGTATTGACATGAAATCGTTCATCCCCTTTTGTGATCTGTCCCATATATCAAAGAAAACGTTATCAGTACCGTTAGGCGTTGATGATATAATACACTGTGAAACTTCAGAAGATGCTAATGTAGGATAAACTGATCTCCAGAAATGGCGTGCTATTGATTTTTGAATATGAGCAAACTCATCCGCATAAAGAACATGAATAGTAAAACCGATTTGAGCTGTTTTTGTGGTTGCCTGAGAGGTTAACATACAACCATTATCTAATTTCATTCCACCCGCTCCAGCATTAATAATGCCAGGTTTTAAGAAGAATGGCAATCCTTTGAATACATCAATAACTTTACCAACAATTTCAAATGCCGTTGTTTGTTTATTAGCCAAAATAGCTAAGTTTCTATCACTATGGAAACACATGTACCAAGCAAAATATGCTGCAATAGTAGTAGTTTTTCCCGACTGGCGGCTTTGAAGCATAATCAGGTTACGGATCTGGGGAATTAAGTCCTCTGTCTTTTCATTCCACGTTTCACTTGCAAGGGCACGCAATATTTTCTTTTGATAATCACGTAATTTTACAACTCTTCTTCCAGTATCAGTAAGAAAACGGCAATATTTTTCAACAAAATACACAATATCTCGGGAACAGTTATGAAATTCTTCTATTTCTTCATGTGTTAATTGATATAAAAGATTTCCAGTTTTAAGCTCAATATCTCCCATGTGAAAACACGTAAGATCTGTTGGAATACCCATTCTAAGTTTTTCCAACGATTGCTGAACCAGTTGACTGTTCCATATAGTTGTGTTTGCCATAAAAATGTGTTTTATTCAACTAATTGAGCATCATCGATATTGGGGATAAGCCCCTCTTTATCTAAATAACCTTCAGGTGCATTTAATGTTTTAACTCGATTTATTAGTTCTTTAGTTCCTCTAGTAATAACTCCCCCATCTCCTGTTGTAATCATTCCTTTGGGCCCAGTTTGAGGTCCAAGCGCTTCAGTTCTTTTTTCTTTAACATCTTCACGGAATGATTTATAAGTTTCCTTTAGAGCTTCAACTGTCTGTATAAGTTGTTTGTTAAGTTCACCAATAGTTTTGGACATACCAGCAAAAACTTCGAACATTCTTGCGTTTACCATTCCTAAATTAACTTGATCAATGAGAGCCTTTTGCATAACTTCATTTGTTCGAAGTTGATAAATCATTCCAGATAATGATATTATATCTACTTTAAGCTTATTTTCAAGATATTCATTACTTTCTATCATATCTTCAGGAATAATAAACTTTATTGCATTTTTAAGCATTATCTCGGCTTCTTGTTCACATTTTTCTCGAAGTTCATTAAAATCTACATCTGTAACAGGTTCTGCTTTTAATCCTGGAATGTTTTCAGCATTAGTAGGAACATTATCTTTTATTTCATCGGGTGATTTATCCAACAACTTACGTAGTTCCTCTCTTTCATCCTTTGCTTTCATATGTTTTAATTTTAAGTATTTATCGTTATCGTTGTCTAGTTATATATGGCATTCTAACAATGGGCTCGGCTTGATCAGCTAAAATTAACTTATCTGCATCTTTTGAGAAATATGCCATAAGTTCATTTACCTGATGTTCTTCTTCTATCGTAGCAGAATATAGTCTTAAATTTGTTAAGTAAGCCGGTGATTTATTAACATTATATTGATCCACTACAAATGCTTGAGGTGTTAATTGAAGAGTTTCATAGAATACATTACGCATTTTTGATGCTTTATCTGTTTCATGCTTAGTCCAAACGTAGACATTATATTGTTGCCATGAATTTCCAATGTTAACAATTATTCCATACCACTGATCATCTAAAAGCTTTTCGTCTATTCTTACGACATAAGCATCATCATCAGGATATTCATTACTATAATTTATTGCTATATACTGATTTGCATAAATATTTGCAGATAAAACATGATCACCAAATATATCAATCCCGTCTATAATTGATATAGGTTCTTTAGTCATTATTTTGTATCCTTTTTGAGTACTCCAATCTGATCTTATTTCATTAAGATGTTGAACTACAAAGGGGCTTACCATACAATGAAGCTGAAAAGGATTAACACTTATTGCTGCAATCTTTGCATAAAAATTAAGAGCACCTATGCGAGATATTGTTACATAATCTCCAATTTTAAAGTTTGTTGTTTTAGCTGGAGTTCCAGGCGATATTGAGTAATTGGTTCTAGTTAATAAAGATGCGTCATAAGATAAGAAAAAATCAGGGAAATTTTCTATAAAAGCTTCATCATATGATACAGGTGCAATATCTAAAACATTATATTCTTTGTTAATTTCAGATATTGTACGTGGCATTACCCAAGCGACTAAACATCGATCTGAAGTTTCTGTGATTCTGTCTTGGCCGTTATAAACAATTGCGTTCTTTGAAGAAGAGGTTTGCAAATCATAAAATGATTGAGCCGCAAGAGTCCCATAAATATCGATCGGAAGTGCAATGGTCATAAGTGATGCATCTATAGATTTAAACTTGTCTTCTGATGTTGAGTTAAATTGGCTAAATTCAGGTTCATTAACAAGTTTCTTAACTTCATCATCAATTGCAGGCCCAAAAATTTCTTCAGTACTTACAGTGTACATGTCAATAGTTTCTTGAAGTGCTGCACCTTCTCTTCTTGATGCCTCAGGCATGTATTTTCTAAGGTTTAATTTCCATGTTGTTTCTTGTTCCATAAAACCTCTTAAAAGATAAGAAGACTCAACTTGATATATTTTATTTGATATTGGAAAATAAACGATATCTTTCTTTTGTGGTGCTGTACCAAACCCTGCGACCGATTCCCAGTATTTTTTATCAATTTGAATTTCAAGGGGAACTTCATATTCGAGACCCATTAAATCAAATGTATATTTGCTATCTGGCATAGTACCGTCAGGAATAATGACTTTAATATCTAAAGGACATTCAGCTACATTAGAAAGCGTATATTCTTGGAATATAACATCCTTTGATCTTTG